TTAATAAGCGGTTTTACTATGGGGCATGGTCGGGGCATTTACAGTTATGCTTTTGTTCAGGATAGACAACTGATCCGCGTCGTTTTCAGACATCCATTTACCGTAAACTTGATACACCATCCTCGCGTTAGCGTGACCCATTTGCCCGGCGATAAAGTTAGGGTTAGCTCCTGCAGAAAGAGCCCAGCAAGCATAAGTATGTCTGGACTGATAAGCTTTTCTGTGACGAATTCCCGCACGCCGCATAGCCGAGGCCCAGCTTTGGTTCAGTGAGCCTGTGGCGTAGTTAATCCCACAATGAGGGTTTTTAGTGTACACGGCAGGGCTGAAGACGAACGTGCACTTATCCAGTCGCTTTTTACCGTATTCGCGTAGAGCGACACTGATATCATGCTGCTTACCAAGTCTTGTAAGTTCCGCTTGATCTCGTAAGACAGCAATAGCTGCATCAATCAGCACTATTTTCCTGTCTGTTCCGGCGTCAGTTTTAGGAGGAGTAAAGTTACGGGCGGCAGTGTAATTCCTTGTGACAGAGATAGTACCAGCCTTGAGGTCTACATCTTCCCAAGCTAAGGCACATATTTCACCATGTCTCATGCCGGTGAATACAGCCAGACTCCAGAGATTTTTAAGCTGCCGATTGTCACAAGCTGCGATAAGCCGCTCAAACTCATCTTTCGTTAATGGGTCTGGTTCTGATTTCGATCTTTTTAATGAGGTTATATTTCGCATGGGATTTGTAGATATATAACCATTATGGCTGGCGAACTCTAATACCCCGTTTATAACACGCATATAGTAATTTACAGTCGAGGCGGTACGGCCTTTAATCGGTTTTGTATGCCAATGTTTAGGGCGCTGGAAACCCAGAAGTAATTCTCTACGCAACGAGAGCAAAAATTCTTGGTTTATTGAGGCGATAAGCGTATCTGCGCCAACATATGGCATAACGTTCTTAATAGATGCTTTGTAACGCACGTAGGTATTCTTGCAAACATCGATTTCTTTTAACGAGAGCCATTTCTCACTGAGAGTAGCGAAATCGATGTTTGGTTTAGCTAAACCAAAGCGGGCCAGATGGCGTGAGTCCGGGAACTGAGCAGCATAATCAAACGTGCCCGTTTTGATGGCATAACAGATAGCATTGCGAAGCTCACCGGCTTTTTTACGATTCTTAGGGGAGTCAGGGACTCCCAAGTTTTCCCTGACTCTTACTCCTTTATATATAAACCAGATGCGAAGCTTCCCACCGTGGTTTTCCACACCAGTTGGGTACTCAATCATTACGTCTCCTTTTTACTAAATACACTCAAGCTATATAACGACGCGGCTTTGCCATTGCCTGTCGTTCAATCCAGCGATCTATCTCTTCTAGGTTATAAAAGCAGGGGCTGTTATCCCAGGGCTGACCATCAGGCGCGACATGGATGTACTCTTTGCCTTCCAGAAAGCTTTGTTCCCTTGCTCTTTTCAACGTTCCTCTTTTGAACCCTTTAAGCGCAATAAGCTGTTCTTCCGCAACCCATTTCCCAGGGGATACAATCATCACTACTTCACTCATGAAATCCTCCTCGGCCCGAAAGCCGCTATTAAAATACAAAAGTTAATTCACTACTAAAAAGCGGGGCGTGCGCCCGGTTATTACTGTGGGATCACTTCATCGTAAGCCGCATCTGGTTCGCTTTTCTCCGCGCTAGAGGGAGCGGGGAATTCGTAAGGAGCCCCCTCTAGTTGAAGCCATAGAGCGGAGCGGGCTGCTTTGATGGTCGGCCAGTCCATGCCTTTAATTCGCTCCCAGGAGCGAGAGCAGAACACTTGTTCCAGAAGGTCGGCTTTAGCGCGTTTAGCGTCGTTACTTGTGCCGCCATGATGTTTATTCAGAAGCTCGACGATCTCATCGAGGGCGATCTCCTTCGCGCGCTTCTCTTTCTGCCATGTCGGCAAACCGTCATCAGCAAACAGCTCCCCATTGTCGCGAGAGGTATCCACGCCTAAATGTGTTCCGCCCAGGTTAAGAAACTCAATGTGCGGTAGAAAGTGTTTAAAGGTCGGGTTCGCGAATGTTTGGCCGTCGATGCGAGTAGAGCGGTCCTTAAGAATGCGCGCGGTGCGCCATACCTGCCCGGACTCCAGATCCATTTGCTTTTCCATTTGGACCAAAATCGAGGGCTCATAACCAGTCTCGGTTTCGGCTTTCATTTTGATGCCGGTTTTCTCTAACTGGCGCTTGCCGTCGTCGCCTTCGAAAAAGTCGTACTCATAGCCCGCGCGGCCACACATGATGATGTGCGCTTGGCTGTTTACGAAACGATCGGTAAAACGTCGCCATTCCTGTTTCAGCCACGCCCAGTCTGAGAACTCAAGGCCACGCTTGCGTTTGCGGCGCGTTGCGTACTCGTCGCATAAGCACGTCCAGAAATGGCTGATAGAGTCGATGATTAGTACCGAGCCGCTTTGCTCTGCTTCATTAACAGCGGCAAGCAGATCCACAAATGCGCGCGTTTTAGCTGTATAAAGCTCAATGTTCTCAGCATCGAAGCGGGGTTTAACCCAGTCAGAGCCGGTTTCGGTGTCGAGGAACATGACCGGCTTATCACCCATTTCAAGTCCACGCTGGCGCATTAACAGAACGAGGCCGATCGCCAGCTCGCTAGCAGTGTAGGTTTTTCCGTCGCCAGCGAATCCCATGATCCCGGCTTTCAGGAACGCCTGTGTATTAGTGGCTCGTTGGAAAAGGGCCATTTCATCCTCTCCTCAAATCCATGTTTAATGCTGTCTGTTTGGCCGCGAGCGTTTCGGCGGCGTACCGCAGAAACTCCGCTGCCTTTTCCTGAAAATCCACATCATCGAAGGTTGCAGTAAGGGCGGCTTTATCCGCTTGGGTGTTGCTGAGTAGAACGTGAAGATGATGAAACTTAATCTGGCGATCATATAAGTCGGCCAGCTCTGCTTCTTCCTCTTCCCGAGCTATTTGTATGTAGTGGTCTTGCCATGCGCGCTCTTCGATACGGTCATGCATGAAATACGCGTTCACGATTCCTCCTGTAAAAGGGCGTAAAAATCCCCGGCGCCTTTTTAGCCGCCAATTACAAAGGTTTGATTAATGTCTGAAAGGGTGGGTCAGTGGGTTAGGGGATTACCGAACCCATCAAGAAACACTTCGACTACACGATCAGTAATGCGGATTTGCTCGCGCATTGAGTGAAGGTAAACGTGTTTACCGCGGATCGCTGAGACTCGATAAGCGCAACCATCGCGGAGCGCCATCATTCCAGGTTCAAGGCATTGCCTGATTACCGGCATAGTGCCGTAGTGTTGATTAACCATCTTCTCCCTTGCCGTTATCGCCCGGCTGGCGGAACGTTTTGCTAAGTAACTACTGTGCCGTGATGTTACTGATGAGATAGATGTTATACCCTTGAGTTTTAAATTTCAAGTCTCAAGGGTATAAATATTATAACTTAAGAGTTTTGCTGGGAGTGTTTTAGGAATAGAACAGGGTATCGCCAAGTAATTAATTTCAGTCAAAATCGTTAACCGACCGAACTTGACCATCGGCAGAGAGTGATTTAATTTAAAACGACTGTATATACATACAGTCATTCGGGTTGTGAAATCATAGAAAGAGGAGAGGGGCATGCCTGATGCAATGTTGCGCACCGCGCCGGGAGTTTACAAAAAGGTCGTCCTGGCAAACAAGCATTGCTGGGCTTTGGGATGGGAAATTTATCTACGGAAAGATCGGGCCATAAAGACAATAACTCCCAGTATTTCCACACGTTCGTCTATAGGAACAAGCCCGAGTCGCGAGTCTCCGACGTCCAGATAGTTTTGCGGCCCGCGGGTGAGATATCTATATGCCGAAGATTTGCCGTTTATCTTTGCGTAAACAAAATCGTTATTAACCGGGGTTTCCTCAGAATCTACAACAATGGTACAGCCTTGGGGTAATTCGGGGAATCCGGTTTCATAGTTTAACTTGTATGCCTTTGATTTCTCATGATTAATAGCATCTGGGACAATAGTTAGTCCTATTTGTTTTTCGCTTTCATCATAAAGCGGGAGCGCTATAGTTCCTTCATAAACAATAGAACTGGCATTACTTGTTTCGACCTGCTCGGACTTCATGCTCCCAACTCCATGCGCCAGCCACTCTGGGCGCACGCCTAAAGCTTTAGCAAGATCAACGATCTTCGCTGAACTCTGAGTTCTACCAGAAACAATTTTCCAAACTGTAGGCTGGGATACACCCGCAGCCTCAGCAAGCGAAGCTTGACTAAAGCCGCCTGCCGTCATTGCAATTTCAAGTCTTTGAGAGAGTGTCGTTTTCATATTCCCAAACTATAACCGCGGGTTTAACTAGTCAAATAACCATGGGATTGACTGATTCTATAACCATGAGTATTATTCATCTCGTCACCAAAACTCCTGGGTGTTGAAAATGAACGAGTATATTGCAAAAGCCATAGAGATTGCCGGTTCACAAGCCAAATTAGCTGAACAGGTAGGAGTGTCACAAGTTAGCGTTTGCCGTTGGCTAAACAACAAGAAGAAGGTGTCGCCGGAACGCGTCATCGCAGTTGTAAAAGCTACCGGGGGCGTGATCAAGCCTTACCAAATACGTCCCGATCTACCGATGCTTTTTCCTCATTCAGAAAAATAAGCTTCATCTTGCGCGGGTCTACCAACAATCAGAAGTAATAGTAGGAAGTATTAACCATGAGCACCACACAGAAACGCACAACGACTAAGACTCTGCAAATTGAAACCCGTATCAGGAGCTGCATCGCCGCTCTTGGGGTGACCCAAGTTGCTAAAGAGATGGGAGTGCATCATTCGCAAATAAGCCGTATGCAAACGGGGAAAAACTGTTTTGTGGAGCGGGCCGCCAAACTGTTGGCAGTAATAGGTTTTGATGATCGCGAAGAAACGGTGATTATCAAAGGCGAGCAGACGGCAGAGGTGGCGAAAGCGCTTATCTCAATGCTGGAGCATTTAAAAGGCGAAACCCCGTACTGCGCTAACAGTGTCGGGGCTTCTGAACGCAAACACATAGGCATGTAATTTGCGAGATAATTATGACAAAGCAACTTTTGACTATCAACCCCTCGAGCAATAGTTCGTATTCATAGCGTTAATTGCAGGTGGCGTACCATGAGTATGGAATTGATGGCTAAGGCTATGAAAATCACTGTCGGTAACCCGCTGCGTAAGCTGGTGCTAATCAAGCTGGCGGATAATGCCAGCGATAAAGGCGAGTGCTGGCCTTCATACCAGCATATTGCAGATCAATGCGAAATCACTAAGCGCTCGGTAATGAACCATATTGCAGCGCTTTGTGAAGCAGGCTTGGTCGAAAAAGAGATACGCATAGGTCCCAAAGGTAATTCGAGCAATCTATATATTTTGAAGCTAAATAACCCGGCGAAATCTCCGGCAGGTAGTGAACGAAATTCACCAGGGGGGAGTGAATCTGGTTCACCACATAGTGAACCTCTTTCACTAGGGGGTAGTGAATCTGGTTCACCCAGAACCAGTCACTTTATAGAACCAGTCAATGAACCCATTACGTCAGAGAACGCTACCGCGTCCTCTGGCGCCATTAAAAAACACAAGGATTTGATGGTACCAGTTAGACCCGATGCGGCCATTCGTTCACCAAAAGGCGACAAGTGGGGAACCGTTGATGATCTGCGAACTGCTGAATTAATTTTCGGCAAAGTGCAGGAGGTTACGCCTGCCGCGCGCAAACCTAACTGGGCGGCATGGGCCAATGATATTCGTTTGATGCGCGTAGCCCTAAACGTCACACATGCAGAAATTTGGCAGGTTTTCACTTGGGCGAACACTGATCATTTCTGGCAAACAAACATTTTGTGCCCGGCCAAGCTTCGCGAGAAATGGCCGACGCTGACCGCTCAGATGATGCGGCCATCACGTCAGCGCTCTATTGCGCTGGAACAGCATACGCCACACTGGAATAGCCCTGAAGCATGGGAGGACGTACTGTGAATGAACAACTGATTCAAGCCATTTCACATCGTGACAGCGGGACGCTCTCTCGGCTTGCTAATAAATACCAACCGGCCCAAGAGCGCACCGCAAAAGGCGTAGTGAATACCGAAGCTGAGCGTCTTGTTGATTCACTGTTTCGCCAGCTCAAACAGGTGTTCCCGGCGTCTGCAGCGACAAACCTACGAAACGAAGCCGACGAAGCGGCGGCTAAACAGCAGTGGATTTTAGCATTCGCAGAGAATGGCATAACCAATAGGGAACAATTGGCCGCAGGTATGAAAAGGGCCCGCGCAAGTCTTTCGCCGTTCTGGCCCTCGCCAGGGCAGTTTATTGAATGGTGTCGCGAGGGTGTGTTTGAGCAGGCGGGGCTGCCCTCCCCAGATGAACTTGTGACAATGGTTCATACTTATTGCGCGCGACGTGGATATTATGCATCGCCAACAGAATACCCATGGAGCCAGCCCGCACATTATTGGATGGTAACACGACTATATAGCGAAATGTGTTTGAATAGTTGGAGTGAGGGCGAGTTGGCCTTGCAAGCAAAAGCAGAACTGGTAAAGATGGCTAAGAGGATTCTCAGTGGAGAGACTATACCGGAACCAATAGCAATGATTGAACAACCTAGGCCGCAGTTCGTTTCCAATGAG